ATATTCAAAATGATCTTCAGCTTGAACTACATGATCGTGTTCTTTAAATATTAAGTTGTTATGAGGATGTTTTGCTAAAAACTCCTGTAAGTTTCTTTTTTCTTTTGGAACTCTTAAATGACCTTTTTCAAACACTATATGCTTAAGTGTTACTGATCCTTTTTGTTCATCAACAAAAATATATTTATGATTAGAAGCATATCTTAATTCTCTTTCATAACCTAAATCTTTGTCAAACCAAACTAAAGGATATTTTCTTGAGTGTCTACTAGGTAAAGTATGAGTAAGAGGCATTTTATCTCTTAGTAAATAATAATTTCTATCTTTATACTCCCAATTATCTTTTTTAGCTGGAGCTTTTTTTTCTTTTGTTTCCATAATATATAATATAATAATTAAAAAAAGATCCTGCCGAAGCAGGACCTTATATTTTTAGTTTAAGATAAAACTACAGATAAGCATTCAGCATCATTTGTAAATTTAACCTCAGGTTGTGAATTTTCAGCACCCGCTTTTGATATAGCTGGCACATCATCCATTGTTATAGCATATTGCATAACAGGACCATCTCCTTCTCCACTACCACCAGCAACAATCTTTTTCAATTGTATAACAACTGAAGTTGCACTGTCTTCGTGAATACAAGCTACGTTATCAACTGGTATCATTGCATACTCATTAGTAGCAGACCCTGAAGAAATAACTAAATCAGCAGCAGTAACTGTAAAAGTCATTGCAGCTGTTGCACTAGCTTTACCAGAAGCAGCAGGTATAGCAGCAACGGTGATTACATCACCTACTTTATAACCTTCTCCAATTGCAGCGCAAGTTAATGTTACGTTAGCAATAGCAGTTCCAGATGAAGCCATTGAAAATTTAGCACCAGATCCACCAGCAGGAGATACTGTAGTAACAGCCGCAGCTGAAGCAGTTCCAGCAACAATAGTACCACCACCAGATAGTCTACTACCTGCAATAGTTATACTTGTACTTCTAAATGACCTAGCAGGATTACTCGCCAATGGTATTTTTATGTAATTACTCATAATTTATAAATTTATGACGGTAAGTCTTGAGATTTTAAATTAACCCCATCTACCTGGTATTCAATAATATCGCTAGCACTTTTACCAGCAGCACCAATTAATTCAAACACAGGCAATGAAGCCGGGTTTTGATTAGCACTTAGAATCATGTTTTTCAAGTTCTCTACATCTTGATCTGTTATAATTGGATCATCGTCGGTACGAGCATAATCTATAGATAGTCTAAGAACATCATCAGCAGCAGCCCCTGGTACATTGTACCATATATGGAATGTTTCTGAATATGTTCCAGCTTTCTGTACATCTAATACATCTTCAACGTTAACACAAGTATACCTTGGTGCAAGAGCACTTGAACCCGAATCTTTTAACGGGAATTTAATCATATTTGGCATAATTTTTATTATTTAAAGATTAATAAAGAGAGTGACAAAAGCCACTCTCATTATATACTATTTAAGCTCCTTTAAACAATACAAAATTGTTTGCAGCTTGAGTTACTAAACATCTTTCAGATAAGAAACTTACAGTCATCGCATCTAAAGTGTCAGTGTAAGCACCACCTACAGAACCAGTAATCCAAGATTTCATTCTTCTATCCTCAGTTTCAGAAGCTCTGTAACGAGTATGTAAGAATGGTCTTCTTATGTTTCTACCTAACATTTGGTCATATACTGTAGTTGTTCCAGCAGGAACCATTACACCGTCGATTTCTTTATCCATACCTCTTGTGGAAGCATCATTTAGATATTTCCAGTCAGTTTTGTAGAAGTCATAAGAACCTCTTCTAAAACCAGAGAAACCAAAGTTTAACGCCATGTCAGCTTCGTTGTCAAAAAGACCATAAGAAGCAGCTTGAGTAGAAGCAAATCCACCATTAACAGCAGCGATCATATCGTCAAAATCAAGAGCAGTAGCTCTAGATAAGAATAACATGTTTTCTTCAATAGCACCTTGCTTGTCTAAGTTTTTAAGAATTTCATCGAAATCAGCTAAAGCACCTGAACCAGGAGCAGCAGCACCAGCAAAGCCAGAATATACATTACCTCTTGCTTCGATAGCAGCAAATAAACCTTCAGAACCTTTAATGTTAGTACCTGTTGTTCCACCTGGAGCAGCAGATTGTCCACCAAAGTCATAATCAGGGTTACCAGCAGCATAAACGTCAGCAGGATTCATAAATTCTGCTTCAACCATTGCCATTTCTAATTGATCTTCAAATCTTAGTCTTGTTTCAGCTTCAGATTTTAAGTACCATAAGTATCCAGAAGTACCATCTTCAGCAGCAACTTCAACCCATCCAATTTGAGCAGCATCAGAACCATTGATTCTAAAGCTATCTTTTAAAATAAGTGGTGAATTAGAGTACTGTGTGAAAGAAGGCTCAATAGAACCATCCATACCAACAGATCCTTTTCCAAAATCAGAACCGTATACGAATAAGTTACATCCTGCAGCAGCTAACAAAGCAGATGGAAAAGTACCATTACCGTAAAGAACTACATCAAATTTTGAATTAGTAGTGTTACCTGCAGTAACTCCTTGAACCAACGCTTTAGCCGTAACTAAACCAGTAGCAGCATCAGAGATTAATAAAGTTTGTCCAACTCTAATCGCTCCAGTAGCAGCTTGACCAGTAGTACCAATGTCAGTTAATTCTACTGTACCAGAAACATTACCAGCAGCAGCGTTTACACAAGTTACTTTTTTATAAGCAATGTGTAATCTATTTTGTTCAGACCAAACAACTTGATCAGATGTCATTGGCATTTCAGCGCCAACCATTCTTAAGAAACCACCAATAGTTCGGTTTCCGTATCTTTCTACCTCTGCTTCATAAAGCTCAGGTAAATACTGCTGTGCAAAATTTCCTCCAGCTGCACCTGTAAAATCCAGGTAGTTGTCAGATAGAGCCATTTTAGCTTGAGCAGGTTTAATCGATGCAGGAAAACTCCCGCCTGTATTAAAACTCATAGTTTTGTTTTTTTAATTTTTGTTTTTTACTTTAAATTTTAACTTAGAACTATCTACACCATTAACTGCTTTTACTCTTAACCCATTTATAAACACATCTCCATTATTGGCTTGAGGCCTAGGATCTGTACTTATGTTTTTAGATTTTGCCATAACATCTTTTACAGCATCAGCTCTGCCTTGCTCATAAAAGTGGTTAGCAATTGTATCTGCGTTTCGTGCAGCATAAATAGCTTTATGGTAACCTACTGTATCTTCAACTTGTCCACTGTCATTTAAGAACTTCTTAACAAATGTGTTTAAGTCTGATTGTTGGTTTGCAACTTCTGAGGGATTGCTTACATTGTATCTAAATTTTTTATCGCCTAGTTTAAATTCAAAACCTTTGAATTCTTCATTTAATAAATTTTTAGTTACATTAGTAAACTCATCTCTTCGTTGTTGAGCTACTTTTTGTTCTTCGTTATATCTATTGAAAAAATCCATAGCTTTTTGCTGTTCTTGAGTAACGCCCGGTCTCAACTTGATCTCGTCGTAATATTTACTCTTTGAACTTTCTAAAAAGTTTTTGGCTTTTGCAATTTCTTCTTTGAAGGCTAAACGTCTTTTTCTAACCGTTCTTTCTTCGTCCACATCTTCGTCGTAAGAAAAATTATCTTCCATAAGAAAGTTTATTTCTTCTTTATTTAAATGTGGTTTAGTCTTTTTATAATATTCTGAAAGCAAAGCTTTTTCATCGTATTTAGAATAATCTTTGTTTAATGAAACATAGTCTTCTACTGTTCCACCTGTTTCTTCCATAAATGAAACTAGTTTTTCAATGTTTTCAGGTAACTTTTTTCCTAGCACCTTCTCATCTCTTATAGCTTCTTTGTATTGTTTTTCTACAATTTTAGTTTCTTCTTCATTTACAACCTCTATTATAGGAGTTACTTTTTCTTCACTCTTTTGGGTAGTACTTTCTTCGACGTGTGGTTCTCCCACTTCTTGCAGTTCCAGCTTTTGTTCTTCCTTCTTCTCATCAGGCTGTAACACAATTTTCTCTGCGACTGGCTCTTGAACGGCATCTTCTTGTTTAGGTTTTAAATCTACTTTAGTTATTTTAGATTCTTTATTTTTTAAAGTAGGTTTTTTCTTAATTTTTAAACTTTCCTTAGTTTCATCAACTATAGGTTTTTCTTTTGTTTCTTTTGTTTCTTTTGACATAATATAATATAATAATTAATAATGGTTTATTCAGGCATAAAATCTTGTATACCTATGTCTTGTTGCTCAAAATCTTTGGGCGGTAAGTCGTTTTTACGTTGACTAATCATTTCACTCTGTTGAGTTCCCTGTAGTCTAGTTCTTCTGTCTTTTCTATCTTCAATAAACTCTTCTCTAGCTCTTTCTTGTTGAACTTTTATAGTCGCCAACTGCATATCGTAAGTGTATTGCAACTCCATCATTTGTTTTTTAATTTCACTTTCCATTTGCATTTTTTGCAAGTCTAGTTGAGATTTTCCTTGTTCTATTTGTAGAGTTGTTTCTGCTAAAGCTTGTTGTTTTTGCATTTCTGCCAATGCTGATTTTTCAGCTGCCTGTGCATTTGCTTGAGCTTGAGCTTGAATGTTTTGAAGTTTTATTTTCTCATCATACTCTTGCTTCTTTTTTCTTCTAAATTTTAGTAATTGATTAGCTAGTTTTAGATTTTTTACTTCTCTAATGTCTATAGCATCTTCTAAGTATATAGATTGAGTTTTTAAAGCTATTTGTATATTCTGCTCTAATGTAGCTTTTTCTTCATCGTCTGGCTCTAGTTCTATAAATATACCAAAATCATGTACATTTAAAGCTGCTAACTCGTCAAGTGTTGTTACATTATATTTAGATATACTATTTTCTAAAGCGTCTCTAGTAAGTGGGAATTGAAGAGAGTCAGCTATTCTTAATGATATGTTCTCACACATTCTCAGTGTTAAGTATAAACTTGCTTGAAGTATGTGTCTTGTTGCTGTGTTAGAATTTGCGGCCGCTAATTTTTGTAATCCAACTAAAGAATCTCTATCAGGAGTACTAGCATCTCTAGCTTCGTTTAACCCGGTTACATCTCTTATTAGTTGTAAATAATATTGGTACGTCTGTATTAAAGATTGGATTTTAGCACCACCAGAACCAGTTTGAAGCTCTTGGATAGGTACTTTACCACGGTTAGGATCACCATCTTGAGTTAACGATCTACCTACTATACTACCAGTTTGGAAATACATATTTAATGCTTCTGCTGGGTTATAATTAGTGCCATTTCCAAGGTCAACTTCTGCTAAACCATCCATATCTAAATACACACCATCAGGTACTATTCTAGACATTACTTGTTGCAATTTAAGATGCGTTAACTGAATCATGTCTGCAAAACCGGTAATACGAGAAACTAACGATTCTATGCGTCCCTTGTACATTCTAGGTGCACACATTTGGTAATTCATGTTGACCTTCATAGTGTTAGCAACTGGCCTTGTCATGTGTTCAGCTAATTCCCATTTCATCATTAAAGGATGACCTAATATCTTAGCGCCAGAATATAGTGTTTCAATAGTTCTAGAAACTCTTTCAAAATTATCATTGGCTGGAGGATTGAACTTATCTGTTTTTTCTAAAGCTTTTTCTAACCCTTGCTCTGTGTGTTTTATTTTAAAAACTTGATCACTATAAGTTTTATATTCAAAATACAGCACTTGCACTGTTAAGTCATCTTGTCTTCCATTCCAGTTCCTTAAGTACTCTTGGTTTCCTGGGTACTTTTGTATAGTTTCCATCTCATCGTCTGTAAGATTTGGAAACTGCATTTTTAAATCTGATAAAGTTACAGCTTTAACTTCACCAGCATAGTAAGTGTCTTCAAAATTAGGATCTTCAGTGTAAGAATAAACTAAACAAGCTGGATCCACATAGTCTACTGTTACACCTTGCGTTCTACTCCAGTTAGTTTTAACAGCTCCAATACCTAAAACAGTTAAATCATAATTAAGTCTTTGTCTGACTAAGTCGTATTTATTGTTGTCAAGCACATGGTTTATAACTTCTTCTTCTGCGACTTCAACACTTTGTTTAAAATCCATTTGCATATGAACCTCTAACTCTTCATGTGTTTGTGGCGTATTGCCGTCTGTCATAGAAAAAGCATTAATACCTAATTTTTTCTGTGCTTCTTCTAAATATTCTTTAGCTTCAATGTCTATTAATAAATCATTAGCATAATCAGTTCTTGTTTTAACACATGCAGGATCTTGAGCAAAAGCATTTATATCGTAATTTCTTTGTGATATTCCATTTACTACTATATCTACAAATTTTGAAATTACAGGAACAGGCTTCCAATCTAAGTTTAAATAAGATAAATCTCCATTTATAGCTAATTCATCTTTATACTTTTGAACAGGTTGTTCTCCTCTAGCGTATAATCTAAGTAAATTAAAATTATTGTAATTAGTAGCAGCATACCCAGGGTTAGATCCGTTTCTTGAGTTTCTGAACCATTCGCTTTCTATTGCTCTACCTACTTGAAGTCCATACTCGTAAGTAGCTTTCTCTTCATCTGATACAACTTGATCTGGAAATGAACTATTATTAGCAGTGTAAATCATTTATTTATTTTATTATTTTTGAAATTGATCCTTTATTATCATATCTTTTAAACCCTAACTTAACCTTACTTTTAACAATATCTCTATTAGGTTTGTATTTGTTTTTGTTACAAGCCATAATTGCTAAACCAGAACTAATAGAAGCATCATGCTTAGTTCTATTGTTAATGTTAAACTTAGCCCAATCTTCCAGCGTATTCTGCATATACATATCTCCATAACCATCAGGTGAAAAACCTACATGGTCTTCTATATATGTTTCTATTGCAGCGGCATGCGCTTGTTTAATATCTTCACTAGAGTTAGGTATACCACCTATTTCTTTTTCTGTAGTTGAAAGTTTGTTCCAAACCTTATCAGGACGGTTCATTGAAAACCCTCTATACCCTCTTCTCTTTAAATAGTACAAAAGCCTTGGTTTATTATTTTCGCATAATATAGGCATACCATAAAAAGTTAAAGCCATTAGTACATCTTCAAAGAATATTTCAGCGGTTTGTGGTCTTGATATATATTCTAAAAAGAAATGATTAGGTGGAGCGTCTTCCATGCTAAATTTAGTAAGACCGTGTAAAGCTCCATTAGAACCTTTACCATCAACCGTGCCTGATATATCGTAGCTATCACAACCAAAAGCACCAACGTGTTCATTACCAGGATATTTAACGCCATTCTTTATAATCACTCTATTTTGTAAATTTTTAGGTGGCACCCAAGATATTAAAAACCTACCATCGTTATTAGGGTAGAATATAACTCTAGTATCTTTTATTCCATTTTCCCATTGAAAACTACCTTTTGTTACAGAAGCAACGTTGTGCATTTCTTCATTATAATCAACTTGCTCATAAATCTTTACTAAGTTAAATAAAGATT